ATATTCGAACTCCTCATTTGGTTGTGTATATCCTACTATGCTAACTCTCAATGAAATGTCTCCGAGTCCATTGTATTATCAGATGGTTCCATACGCCTTATTTCATCTTTCATATCATGCATCATGCTCACCATCTTATCAAAATCTTTTTCTGACATTATTGTTTTGTACATGCTTAATCCCATTGTAGTAAGCACTCCAGCCGCAACTAAATGAATGTTTTCATCTACATCTTCAAATTCTTCTAGAATATCATTTACAGTTGCCATAAGCCGATTATACACTTCTTTGAATTGATCATCATCTAACATTTAAAATCCCTCTATATAAAAAATTATGGATATAGCAATTGCAAACCATACAAAAGGAGCTTTAGGATTTTCTACTAAAAACTTCAGACCAGTAACTTTCATTATTAATGACTCCGATTGATCTTCAATAGGTATCTTACCATCTAAAGTATATCTTTCTTTTCCACGTGGATTAGGTGGTCCGTTTATAAAATTTTGTCCAGGCATCATGTCTCCTATTGTTTATCCGAATAAAGTACCTTGTCTATTATCTAACTGAGGCTCCATTCTTTCTTTAAGTTCTTCAACTCTGTCCTCTAATGTACTTATAGTTGTATAAATGTGACCAGTGTCGTGTGGTTGAATTTTTGTTTTTAAATATGCTATTTCTTCCATTAGTACTTGAAATCTAGTTATATCAGTTATCATTTTATTTCTCCTTCTCTGATCTGTGTTTTTCATCTTTTTCCTCAATTTCATATATAAAATCGTGAGTTTCTAGTTCATCTTTATTCTTAAAAAATACTGACAGTATTACTTGTAATTTGAATATTATTCTTCTAAAAATTCTTTTCATAATGACTCCAAAATTCTTCTGCTATCATTTCCTGACCTTTTTTATTTGGATGAGTATCATTGTTAGGATATTCTTTGTTGTGTTCTATCAAACAATCAATACCATTACTATGATAGTAGTTTACTTTTGCTGCCCAATGCTGCCAGTTAAAACCATGATTAATAATACCAATGAAATTTTTACTATGGCATATTTCTTCCCATGCTTCTGGAGATGCTTCATACAAGTATTGTAACTGAAGTTCTGTCGACATGCCTTGTTCACGACCACCAACACCCTTATATGTTTTACTATCATAGGGACTAAGTATTGGATAATATATAAAATCAACTCCATGAGCTTGACATAAATCACGTATAGTAACGATTTTTTCAAGATTTATTTTACACTGTCTAACATACATTTCTTTATTAATAGTTCTAGATGCTGAATATTTAACGTATTCTTCCATTCCATGTTTTTTCATTAAATGTTCAGTTTGATTAAAATGAGAGGAAGTAAATTTGCTATTATCTCCAAAATGATTTATTGATACATGCAACCAATCATGCGCGAAATGATCCATTCTTAAATAGCCTGTTCCACCCCAGAGCACTACCTTTAATCTATCTTTATTTTTTACCCAATTGCTAAAAAACATTCTGCTAGCATACTCCATACTTGTACCAGATTTTCCAGCATTGATAAGATAGTAGCGTTTTTTATCTCTTTCAATCATTTTTTCTTGAAAGAGCTGTGGCCACATAGGCCAGCCTGTTTTTACATTTCTAGGTACATTTTCTGAACCAGCAAATTTAGCCTCAAAGGATTGATCAGTATATGAGCATCCCAAAGCTAGTATTGTATCTTTACGTAAAGTTTTTCTCATAATGACTCCAAAATTCATCTGCTATGCAAATTTGACCTTCTTCATTAGGATGAGCATCTAGATTAGGATATTCTTTATTTTCTCCTATTGTATATCCTTTCATGTTGTATTTTCTTCTCCAGCTATTCCATCCTTCTAAAAGAGAACTAACTCCTATCCAATTTTTACTTGTTGTAATCTCTTCGTATGCTTCCCCGGCCCCACCTAATATGTATAGCATAGTTAATTTTTGATCAATGCGGGTATCTCGACCGCCCACATTCTTATAAGTATCTGTTGTAAAAAAACTTAATAATGGGTAATATATGAAATGAACTCCATGAGCCTCACATAAGTCTCTAATACCAATTAATCTATTAAGCCAAATTTTTGATTGTCTTACATATATTTTACTGTTTGCTGTTTCAGATGCTAGCCAATGCATATATTCATACATCCCAAAATCTTTCATTGCCGTCATATCCATCGTTCGTTTTCGTTCTTCTGGTATATCGGCTAACCAACCGAGATGAAAAGGGTACTCGTGATAAAGATGATCTACTCGATCTAACTGTGTACCACCCCAAAGTACAGCCTTCAATCTATCTTTATTCTTTGTCCAGTTAGAAAAGAATTCTATTGAAGAATACTCCATAGAACTCGCGCTTTGACCACGATTTATAAGTTTATATTCTACATTATCTTTCTTAGAAAGTCTTTCAGTAAAGATCTCTGGCCACATAGGCCAGCCTCCTTTAAGATTTTCTGGTAGATGCTTAGCACTTGGATCATCACAATAAAAATTAGGATCAGTAAAAGAACAACCTAGAGCTAGTATTATATCTCTCATAGTTTGAAATCTTCAAATGCTTTTTCATCAATAATTGCTTTACCAGTCGGAGTCTTATCAAAGACAGGAGTATCATCTATCAGCGTTTGTTCTGATTCGTTTACGTCAAATAATCTCATCTTAGATCTATCAACACCAATAACAAATCTTTTCTTATAAGTTGGATCATTATATCTATTCTTCAACTGTTTTACTGCAAGTTGACCCATACCTTCGAGTTCTTCAGTAGATATAATAGCAAACATTAAATCGGCGGTTGCGGGTAATCCAAAAGACTCGGACGTATCTTCCAACCCAATATCCGAATTACTATAACCCGAACGAGTCGTTTGCGTTGCAGAGACGATCGGTACATCGAACTCGACCGCAAGGCCACGTATCTCTTCAGCAATTGCTTTAATGTAGTTGTATGAGTTGATTGCACCGCCCATTCCTTTCATTCTTGATGAAGCACATATGTTTAAATAATCTATAAAGATCATTTCTGGTTCAAAAGACTTCTTAAGTTTCAATTCGTTTAGTAATGCTCTAAAGTGAGAAGTACTCGCTTGGCCAGTAGGATATTCTTTTATGATTAACTTACCACTTGTCCTTGTAGATAATTTATAGACTCTATCAGCAAACATTTCTTTTGATAAGTTTGGTAGTTGATCAATAGGACAATCAAGTAAGTTAGCATCTATTCTTTCAGCAATACGTTCTTCAGCCATTTCCATTGTAATATAAAGAACATTACGACCTTGACTCATTGCTGATGCTGCACAGTGACACATAAACAAAGACTTACCGACGCCTGTACCTGCAAGACAAATGTTAAGAGTCTTGTTAGGAAGACCACCTTTTGTTATAAGATTAAAATATTCTAAATCAAAAGGAATACGTTCTTCATCTCTATGATAAAACTCATATCGTTCATCTGCATTTTCAATATAGTCATGACCTACGTTTGTATCAAAAGAAACTCCTAAAGCTTTTGTTAATATTTCTGGTAGAGCATTCTTAGTTAGAGTTCCGTGTTTACCATCAATGATTGAGATTGATTCCATGACTGCATTATATAGTGCTCTATCTTGACACCACTTTTCAGTACTATCATAGAGCCAAGTTTCATCGGCTTTTTCTTCTTCGAAAAGGTTAGGAATAATCTCGACTGCATGTCTGTATTGCTCTTCGTTAAAAGAATCAGCATTATCAATCTCAATCTTGAAGGCTTCAGCCGTCGGAAGTTTATTATACTTTCCAACAAACTTACCTGCTTCTTTGAAAAGAATCTTATATGTTCCTTCAAAGTAATCTGGTTTCACAAAAGGTAGAACCTTTCGCATATATTTCTCATTCGTGAGAATATTCTTTAGAACTACTTGTTCTATGTTTGTATTCATTTATCCTCGCTCGATGTTGTAAAAATTTCTTTTCCTATTATTGAACTCTCAAGTATAGCAACTAATACATTACCTGCAGCATCTTGAAGACCTGCATCTTTATCAGTAAGCATTTCGTCTGGACTGTAGTGTATATCAAAATCAAACTTAAGAGTTGCGTCATCACTATGTTCATTTTCGAAAGCTGTTACTTTTCCAAATGATATAATTGTTTCAGGATATGGACCTGTGAGGAATCTAACTCTCCAAGAATTTTCTTCCCCACCGACTGCTATAAATTCGTAGTCAACATTTTCTTTAAGCTGAGAGTTCATCTACAATCTCTTCCATTTCAACGGGAGCAGTATGTCCTATTGAGTATTGCTTCTTGATGAAATCTTTAAAGTCTGTATCTGCAAATATTGGTTCCCAAAAGCTTTCTTCAAGAGTTCCAGCTTCTCTTACTTTGCTTTCTTCTCCTTTTCTTTGGTACCAACCATTTGATGGTTTAGTAACATGACCACCTGCAAGAGCGACATCTAATAATCCAGAGAATTTAGATACGCCACCTTCCCATGTAACTGAGATTGGTATTTTAGATTTCTCTTTAACAAATCGAGATTTTTCAACGTTAATGATAAAGTGATAGCCTTTGATTTCAGTTCCTTTTTTATCTTGCTGACGACCAATAATCCATATATTATCTGCGGAATAATATATTCCTGTACCACCAGAAACAACAGCTTTTGGAAACAATCCAATCTCTTGATATGTATGGTTAACTGCTAAGAGAGGAATATCTTTCATAGCAAGATATGGTGTTGTCATACGAAATAAACCTTTAAGAGCTTTTGCCCTTGACATATCGGCTACTGATTTTTCATTGATAGCATCTTCCATTTCTTTTTTAGATGCAAGGTTACCAACTGAATCAATGACCACAATAACTTTATCTTTTCTATCTAAAGCTTCAAGTTGACCGATCATATCAAACTTTAATTCTTCTACATTTGTAATTGGTGTATGTAGAACTCTTGATGTATCAATATCAAATTGTTTAAAGTATGACTGTGGTGAACCAAACTCGGAATCATAAAATAACATTACTGCTTCTTTATATTTTTTAAGATAAGCAGACGCTATCATTAATGCAAATGAAGTTTTAAAATGTTTTGAAGGACCTGCTAATACAGTAAGCCCTGGCGCTAAGCCACCTTCCACAGAACCAGATAGGGCAACGTTTAACATAGGTACGTCAGTTGTTACCATATCTTTTTCTGTAAAAAATTTAGACTCTGAAAGAACTTCGGTATGACTTAGCTTTGAGTTCTTTTTGAGTTTATCCATTATTGACATGCAGTTCTCCTATTTTGGCATATATTATATTATATACTATTTTCACTAAAAAGTAAATTAAAAAAATGATTCAAGTGTAGATGGCTCTGGTTCTGACCAAAACTTTCTTGTTTTATTACATTGAATCGAAAAGTCTGATTTAACAAGTTTGCTTTCTCCTGCTAAAAAGTTTTTTACGTTTTCTGCCATATCCATAGCAGTTGTTACTGGTACGTTTTGGCAGATATGATTTAAGTTTTTAAGACCACCTTGTAGTTGAAAGTCTTTTGGTAATTTCATTATCTCTAAACATTCACGTACATTTAAAAATCTATCGGCATCTGGATGAGTTAAATGATTTGGTAGATGTGCCACAAAAGCTCCTATATG